CTTGCCTGACGGCAGGGTGTTCTGTGTACCAAACAACAGCACCACAGCCAGAATTTACGACCCCAAGACCGACACAGTGACCACACCCAGCGGAACATATCCGGGTGTTGCTTCATTCGGGGGCGGCGTTCTATTGCCTGACGGTCGCGTATTTTGCGTACCCCGCTTCAGCACGACCGCCAGGATTTATGGCGGCGGTGGCGGATTCAATATTAATGTTAGTTTAAGCTCCTACTACAACAAACTTTAGGAATATACTTTAATTAGATTGGTGTATAATATAGAAGAAAAAATCAAGTCCTCTATCCTTGTAATATTATACTTATAGGATATATTATGATTAAACCAGGATATCGTACTTCTGAATTTTGGCTAACAGTTGTTAGTTTTGTTTTTAGCGGTCTGTATTTAGTTGGATTATTAGATGACCACTCTCAAAAAGAAAATCTTATAGCAGAAACAAGTAGGGGTGTTGAGGCTGCTATTCTTGTACTTGGTCAATTAGTAGTACTCTTTCGGTATATTAAGGGACGAACAGAAGTTAAAAAAGTTTGGTGGAATACAGCGAGTCCAGAAGAAAGAAAAATAGCAAATAAAGCGAATTCTAGGAGAAAAAAAGATGTCAATAGAAACAGTAAAACAACTAGTAAAACTAGAAGTAGAAAAACTAACAATACAAGCCAAACTATCTCTGAATGAAGTAAAAACAGTAGCTTTAGCGCAAGCTTGGAAAATACTACAATTAGCGGTAGCTAATACTATCCAAACAATAGAAAATACAGCTTTAGACTTAACTGGTAAAGACAAAAAAACTATAGCTATGGAATTATTAAACGATTTTTATGATAAGGTTTTTATAGTTGTGGATGTGCCGCTTGTTCCTAATCTAGTCGAGCCTATTATACATAAGTACATCAAAGCATTTCTTATGATTTTAGTAAGCAGTACTATTGACGCTATGGTAACTACATTTAGAAATACTGGCGTTTTTGTTGATCGTAGTATTGAGACAAATGCTTTTATGGAAGTTAGACCAAAGATTTCAGAAAAATAAAAGGGGTTTAAAATGAATTTTACAGAAAGTTTTGAACAATTTAGCAGCAGATTAACCACAACAGATTTAGCCTTATATGCTGGTGTGGGTTTGGTGTTGTGGGTTTTATTTAAGGATAAATTAAGTCCCGTACAAAAATTATTATCAGACTTGGTGAATAAAGCTAAGGGCTCGGTTAGTTCTACAAAGAATGAAGTTATTATTGCCGAAGTTAAACCAGTAGTAATCACAGAAGAGAATCAAGAAGACGTATTTTTTAAACTAGTTGTAAGCTGGAAACAAACACGAGATTTGGCCGTAAAGAGTGGTTGTGTTGAGGCCGTAAAAGTGGCCGACCAAATGTTTCCATTTTTAAGTCCTAATGTTTGTGGTAAGGAGTCAATCTTATGAGTATCAAAAATATTGTATTATTAGTTGGGGCAGTTTTGGTGTTGGTTGGATTTTTAAAGCCCGACCTGTCCAACATATTACCTAATTCTGGTCCAGCTACAGTGGATGTTATGTCTTTAACTGAACCAACAAATTCTTCTCTTAAAAAAGAGGCTGATGAAATTGTGGTATTATTAAAGACTATTAATGCTAAGTCAGATATAGTTAAATTTCGTAAGCTTAGAGATTTATATTTGGATTTAGCGAGGCTTGTTGAATTAGATGGTGAAGATACTGTAATTAAAACTACAGACGAAATTCGTCAAGCTAATAGCATATCTGGCGTAATGCTTCGTTTGGATATGAAGGATAAATATAAAGATTTGAAAAAAGAACTCAACGATGTCATATTAAAAGGCATAGGCGATGATTCTTTAAATGTATCATCAGAATTAAGAACCAAGAGCATCGACAGTTTTCTTGCATTAGCCTGGGCTATTAATGAGGGTATAAAATAATGCCAAAATATTCTCCAAAAGAACTATACGATAATTATCGTCACGGATTCAGTGGATGTGTTTGGGAGGAACATATATTTAATCATTTAATGGAAACTTCTAAATATCCATTATTCGGAGATGCTAGTAAGAAAGTTTATGGAACAGGTAAAGGAAAGCTATCTACTCCTTATAAAAGCGTATTAAAGTTCGATAAAAACCCATATAATGAAAGACAAGTTACTGGTGATTGTTTAGTAAAAGGAACACAGGTATTAATGTTCGACGGTTCACTCAAAAATATTGAAGATATCAAAGTTGGCGAAAAAGTAATAACGCATAATCGAACAGCGAAAAAAGTTTATGAATTGATTAATAAAAAACCGTCAGATGGTCAAATTAATCATGTGTATATCAAAAAATATAATAAAACTATTTCTATGACCAATGATCATAAAATACTGGTTTTTAGTGATAATGGTTATGAATGGATAGAAGCTAAGAATCTTAGAGAGGGTGATTACCTAGTTTTATCCAAACAAGATTCCAAAAATATTGATGATATTAAACTAAATCTATCAAATTATATTACTGATCTTCAATTTGAAAACACTGACAGCACAGTAAGAGTTAAACACAGCAAAAATACTTTACCTAAATTTATTAGATTATCCACAGACCTAATGTGGCTTTTCGGAATATATGCAGCCGAAGGAGGTATCGATGGCAAGAATAATGAAAGAATAACTTTTAATTTACATATTAAAGAAATAGAATTAAGAGATCGTATAATACATTTATTCGAAGATATATTTGGAGCAAAATGTACAATATTCAATCGTGTAAATCAAAATGTGTGTTGTGTACGATGTTCAAATATAGTCATAGCAAGATTATTTAGTAGTTTTATATCGGGTAATCAATGGAATAAGACGCTCCATAGAAACATAATTAATTCTTCAAAGTTTCATAGACTTGCTTTTTTGAGAGGCTGGTCAGATGGAGATGGTAGTGTTACCACAGAAAAAAGACGTAAATTAGTGGGTGTATCAGTATCTAAGTCTTTAATCAATGATATCTCAGAGATTTTGATTTCATTACAAATACAACATACAGTAACTATAAGACCCCCTAGAAATAAAAGCAAAAAAGCCTATCAGATTGATTTATATGGTGATCAGGTTTATAAGATATATCCTGAATTATCAATAATGACAAAAATACACGCAAAACAAAATAAATTAACTTGCACTCTTGGACTTCTAGCGCCAATTACAAAAATTATAAACAAAACATATACTGATAATGTATATTGTATAAATGTTGAAGATGATCATTCATTTATAGCAAATGGTTTAATTTCTCACAATTGCGTATCTCATGCAACAAGAAATGCTTGTGATGTTAGTCGAGCAGTAGAAATTGATGTTCATGCAGATAGAGAGAGTTGGATAGCTAGGGGCGCAACAGAGGGAATTTATGGCGCTCGTGGACATGGTGGACAAGGCATGAGTTGTGCTAGAGCAGCCGAGTTTGTGAGTAAATATGGGGGTGTTTTAGTTAGAAAAAACTATAAAGGCGTTGTTGATTTATCTAAATACCAAGGAATGTTAGGCGCGGGCTGGGGAGGTCGTGGACTACCAGATCCTGTAATAGATTTAGCCAATGACCATCAAATGAAAACAGTAAGTTTGGTTAGAACAATCGAAGAAGCAAGAGATGCTTTAGCTAATGGTTATGGTTTAAGCGTATGCTCTAATTATGGTTTTAGCAGTACCAGAGATAAAAAAGGATTTGCTAAAGTAAGCGGTAGTTGGGCTCATGCAATGGCATGGATAGCTTGTGATGATACCAATGGAGATTTAGTATTTTTGGTACAAAATAGTTGGGGTAAATGGAATGATGGTGGACATCCAGTTTGGGGACCAATACCAGATGGTTCCTTTTTAATACATTCCGATACTGCCGAGGGAATGATCAAACAAAATGCGGCTTATGCTTTTAGCTCTTTTGATGGATTCAAACCTCAAAAACTACCAGACTATGGATTCGGAGACTATCTATAATTCTACAAATATTTAAATGGTGTATAAATAAAAGTATCAAAATATTTACGCTGTGAGAATATTTTATGAATCTTAGAGAGCGTCTTCAAATAAGAGCTGTAGTTAATCTAATAGTTAGTGTTATAGAAAGACTAGTTAATTTAATCATTAAATTAAACCCAAAGCCGTCAAAACCTGAAGCCCCCGTAGTAGTTCCAAAACCTAAACGACCGCTTAAAAGAGTAGTTGATACTATAGACAATATAGTACCATTACCCTGGAGAAAATAAAATGAATAAATTAGTTTGTTCGGTTGTATTGGCTGGAATTTTTTTTTCTGGTACCAATTACTATGGCTCGTCCACAGCCCCTGTAGTTGTTGCTGGAGGTATTATTAAAGCAAAACATCTGGAACCAGTTCAAGTAAAATATAAAAGAAAAGACTGTCCAGTTTGCAAAGGTAAAGGATGGTATATGAGTGGTGATAATATTAAAAAAATAGAATGTGTTTATTGTGAACCTGAAGATGGATCTAAATCAGCTAATCATAACGTTGAGTGTGGCAAAGATTCATGCAAAACAAAGGTTATACGCAAATGAATAATGAAAATCTTAAAAATATAGCTCAAAAAGTTATTGATAAAATTCCTAATAAAAATCAAGATCCAGAAAAATTTGGTAGTATTATTGCAATTTTAATGGTAATCAGTATCATTCTAACGGTAGTCAGAGTTATTCAAGAGTGTGAAAAAAGCAAACTAAAATTGTTCAATAGAACTCAGAAGTATGAATATTTTGGTGAACAAATTCGTACTTTAACTATGAAGCGTTCTTGGTTTACTCGTATGACTATTAAAAAAACAATTAGAAGAGAACTATCTAAAGAAGACTATAAAGAATATGGTGGCTACCTAATGAATTCTATTTTAGATACAGGAGAAAATCTCACGGAGGATGAAGTTAAAACACTAGTGGAGGCAATCAATGTTTAATATATTAGTATGGTCTGTTTATGGATTATTCGTTGGAGTTATAGCCAAAAGCATAGTTCCAGGTGAAGAAAATTTTGGTTTTATAAAAACTGTGGTGCTAGGGGTTGCGGGTTCATACGCAGGAGGTATAATAACCTATCTGCTCGGTATGAGTCCACTGGAACCATCTGGTATTTTTATGGGCATAGTAGGAGCAGTAGTAGCACTCATTTTTTACAATAAACTATCCCAAACCAAAGCATAAGATATGCGTCCAAGCTGGACCAATTACTTCCTTGGCTTAGCCAAGGTCGTTTCTCAACGCAGTCACGATATACACACACAGCACGGTTGTGTAATTACGGATAATAATCATAGGATTTTAGGAGTAGGATATAATGGATTTCCAAAGGGATTAAATGATATGGAACTTCCATTAAATCGTCCAGATAAATATCATTGGATGGTTCATTCTGAACGAAATGCTCTGTCTAACTGCGTCATTAGACCAGATAACGGTATCGCATATGTGACAGGACAATGTTGTAATGATTGTATTATAGCTCTATGGCAAGAGGGAATAAAAAAAGTTGTTATGATTAATGACCACGGAACAAAATTATTCGATAACGAAGCACAAAAAAGATTTGATACTTTTATTAATATGAGTGGTATGCAAATAGAAAAAGTTGAACCAGATCTTTCTTGGCTACGGCATATCAGCGGTGTATTATGACTATAAGACTAAGAGATAATATTTAATTTTTATGGTAACAGTATAATGAATTCGAATCACCTTTGTTACCTATCTAACTCGCACATTTAATTGTGAATACCTAGGAGATAATATGTCAGCCCTTCAAGAACTACAGAATTATGTTTTCGTTAGCAAATATGCCAGATGGTTAGAAGATAAAAATCGCAGAGAAACATGGAAAGAAGCTGTAGATAGGGTTAGAAATATGATGCATACTCGTTATGACTCTTTTGGTCTCGAACAAGAGATAGATTGGGCATACGACATGATGTACAAAAAGAAAGTTTTAGGTAGTCAAAGAGCATTGCAATTCGGCGGCGAGCCCATATTAAAGAGACACGCAAAAATATACAATTGCACCAGTTCTTATTGTGATCGTTTGAGATTTTTCCAAGAATGTTTCTGGCTTTTATTGTGTGGTAGTGGAACAGGATTTAGCGTTCAAAAGCACCATGTTGCTAAACTTCCAGAACTAGAACATAATGTTCAACCCGGTATAGGAACCAAATATGTAATAGAAGATAGCATAGAGGGTTGGTCTGATGCTTTAGGTGTCTTGTTAAGTTCTTATTTTAGTGAGCCTATTGAAGAATTTAAGGAATATAAAAATACATATGTTGTATTTGATTATTCTAATATTCGTCCTAAGGGATCTAGTTTAAGTTCTGGTGTTGGCAAGGCTCCAGGATTTGAGCCTCTTGCTAATGGTCTAGAAAAAATTAGAACACTATTAGATCGTTGTATTGCTAATGATCAAAATAAACTCAGACCAATAGACGCCTATGATATAGTAATGCATAGCAGCGATGCTGTATTATCCGGTGGTGTTCGTAGAAGTGCATCACTAGCATTATTTACTCCTAACGATGAAGAGATGGCAAAAGCTAAAACTGGTAATTGGTATATGGAAAATCCTCAAAGAGCAAGAAGTAATAACTCAGCACTGCTTCTCAAAGACGATACTACTTTTGAAGAATTTGATACTCTAATGTCTAGTGTTAAAGAATTTGGAGAGCCGGGATTTATTTGGAGCGAATCCACTGAGATGATTTTTAATCCTTGCGTGGAAATAGGAATGTGGCCGATTGATGAAGCAAGTGGCAAGAGCGGATGGCAAGGATGTAATTTATCTACCATTAATTGTTCTAGCGTAATAGACGAAGAAGATTTTTATGAAAGATGCAGAGCCGCAGCTATTATAGGAACACTACAAGCTGGATTTACTAAATTAGAATATTTAGGAGAAACCAGTGAAAAGATTTTTGAAAGAGAAGCACTACTAGGTGTTTCTTTAACTGGTATTATGGAAAAACATGATTTAGTATTAACTGAAAAAGTTCTTAAGAATGGAGCTAAGATTGCAGTTGATATAAATAAACAAATAGCTAAAATCATTAAGATTAATCAAGCTGCAAGAGTAACTTGCTTAAAGCCAGAAGGAACCAGCAGTAGTATGCTAGGTACTAGTTCTGGTATTCATCCTCATCATGCAAAGAGATATATTAGACATGTACAGGCCAATATACTAGAAGCCCCATACCAACACTTCAAAAGAATAAATCCCCAAGCCTGTGAAAAGTCTTCTTGGTCTGCTAATGATACGGACGAAGTAGTTAAGTTTCCTATTGAGGTTCCGGATGGAGCTAAACTTAAGAATCAATTGCCTGCTATAGAGATGTTGGAGATTGTTAAGAATACTCAAAAAAACTGGGTATATTCTGGTAAAAATAAAACATTATGCACACAAGAGTATCTCAGTCATAATGTTAGTAATACTGTAACTGTCAAATCAGATGAATGGGCTGATGTTACTAAATACATTTATAATAATCGTAAATATTTTGCTGGGATATCTTTGATTCCACAAAGCGGAGACAAAGACTACCCTCAAGCACCATTTACTACCGTTTACACAAGCAGAGAGATTGTGAAAGAATACGGAGATGCCTCTTTATGGTGCTCTGGACTTATAGAATTAGGTTTAAATGCTTTTGACAATAATCTTTGGGCAGCTTGTGACTATGTAACATTAAATCAGGCTAACAAAGATCACCATGAATCAAAACTAAAATTTGTTACTAAGATGGAAAACTTTGCTAGCAAATACTTTAATGGCGATGTAAGAAGACTAACGTACTGTATGAAGGATGTCTATAATTGGAAGATATACTGCGATCTGTTCAATAGTTTTAAACGAGTTGATTATACACAACTACTGGAAACAGAGGACAATACTGTTGGTATAGAGGAAATTAGTTGTGCTGGCGGTGCATGTCTAATTTAACCACTATTCGTTAAAGGGTAACCATTGAGAAAAAACAATAAAATTAAAAAGAAAAAAGTAATAGACGCCACTAACAATCTAGCTCCTAATGCTTTTATTTATAGAAATAGATTAAAACCAAGAAGTGAAAATCAAAAAGAATATATTAGGACTATAGCAGAAAATACTATTACTTTTTGTCAAGGTTTAGCTGGTAGTGGTAAAACCCACATTGCTATTGGTATGGCTCTGGAATATTTATTAGATACAAAAGTAAGTAGAATTATTGTTACTCGCCCAGTAATAGAAGCAGGAGAAAAAATTGGTTATTTACCCGGCACTGCTGAAGAAAAACTTCATCCATATCTACTTCCTATTTTAGATGAGATTAATCATTTTATTCCTATTGCTCAATACGTTAATCTTAAGACTAATAATAAGATAGAAATTGTGCCATTAGGCTTGATGAGAGGTCGTAATTTTCATAATTGTTTTATTGTAGCGGATGAATGTCAAAATGCATCATATGAACAATTAAAAATGTTAATAACCAGAGTTGGTAATAATAGTAAATTAGTATTAACAGGAGATATTGGACAATCTGACTTAGCTAGACATATTCAGGGAGGTTTTTTATCGTTGATTCACGCTCTAGAAGACATAGAAGGAATAGGGTTTGGAAAACTAGAATCTACTGATATTGTTAGACATCCTATTATCGCCAAGATTTTAGGCAGGCTAGAGACTTACGAAAATGGATCCAAAACATAGTAGATGTCTATTAATGAATGCAGATTATGCTCCTCTAGCAATTATGTCTTGGCAGAGGGCTATGGTCTGGTCTATAAAATACGAAATTAATAATAAGTATGGTATAGAAATAATAGATTTTTATAAAAATGACTATATTGTTGGAGTAGATAAAAAGATTCCTATTCCTGCTGTGGCAAAGACAAGACGATTTTTTAAAATTAATACTCAGCCAGTAACTTTTTCTCGTAAGAATATTTTTATTCGAGATAATTATTGTTGTCAGTATTGTGGTATACGTTTTGATATTAGGGAATTGACATACGACCATGTGGTACCTAAATCTAAATGGAATGATTTGGGCCATTCTCCAACCAACTGGACTAATATCGTGACTGCCTGCGTATCCTGTAATCGCAAAAAAGGTAATAGGACTCCCAAAGAGGCGAACATGCCTCTTAAAAATAACCCAATCGTACCAAATAAGAGTATTAGGTACTTGCCGGTGGTTCACAACTTGCGTAGAATAAAGGAAGACATCCCAGAGGAATGGAAAATTTATTTGCCTCCATCATTTAGCTCATAATGCCAACATATTCATATATTTGTAATAATTGTACTTGCAATTTTGAGTTGTTCTCTTATATAAAAAACTATATAGAGCATCCAAAATGTGTTCAGTGTCACAGCGATAATACCCATAGAGCCTATACCAAAGATGTAATGACTCAAAGTGCATCTATCAAAAAGTCCGATAGTGAATTAAAAACTATTGGAGATCTAGCAAAACGCAACTCCGATAAAATGAGCGAAGATCAAAAAATCTCCTTGCATCAAAAACATAATTCCTATAGAGAAGATGGTCCACAAAAAGAACTGCCACGAGGCATGAGCAGAATTAAAAAACAACCAAAACCCATTTGGCCCGGATCTAATGGTAAAACTAAAACTAAAAGGAAACCAAAAAGATGAGTGATATATTTGAAATCAATCCATTAAAAGACAAAAATATTTCTGAGTATGAATATTATACAGTATTAGGTAGTCATAAATATATAGATGAAAATAAGAATCCTAGAACATCAGAACAACAAAAAGCATTAGCGTATACTAAGCAATCTGAAACAGATAGGCAATACTATATTAAGGTTGGTTTATATGGCAAAATTTATAATCCAATAGGACTATACTCTGAGGGTAGGGCTAATAAGTTTTTGTCCAAAGTGGGAAAGTCTGAGTATAATTTTACCAGAGTGAATCAAAAGGTTTTTGATATGTATCTTAATTTTTTGAGAACAAAAAACGTTGCGTGGTTAAATAATGCAGAAAGGGAACTAGCATGAAAAAGAAAGACAATTCATTAATGTATGCTGCTCTATATTTAGAGAGTCAAAATATGTCTGTAGAAGATATTGGAGAGGAACTAAACTTAACAAACCAATCAGTTAGGAATCTATTAAAGAGTTCCAAGAAACCCAAAAAAGAAGTTCAAGAATCTAGTAACAAGAAAATAAAAACCACCTCCGCTCCTGTTAATAGTAAGAATCTTATGATTACCAAAACAGAGAGTAAGAAGATTAATTCTGTTGCTATTATGACCAAAGCAGCATCAGAAGTAAATGATGAGTTCAGGAAAGGACTTTCCGAAACTGTTTCTCGCACAAGTAAAGATGCTATATTTCGACCTAACCAGAATAAATGAAATACTTTTCTAAATACTCAAACGATAAAACTGTGACAGCGGCACAGTATATCACAGAGATTATTTGTGAAAACAAAGCTAAGAATGAAGGTAAAGATCTTCATTTTAGATTTTGGACAAATAAAGAGTGGTCCGCATATTATAGAAATCAGATAGCAACAGCTAATCAGCTAGTACAGAAATATCCGGAAAAAGCTATTATCAATGCTTTAAAAAACAAGAAGGCCGAAAAAATATATTCGTTGCGAGCGCCTCATCTAGTAGCTATCATAGAGCAAGAGATGGATATTCTGGAAACGACTAATACTGAACTGTCAAAAGATTATGATCGTTCGGAACAGAAAACTTTTAAAAAATCAGCCGAACAAAAAAATAGTATCATATCAAAATTAAAGGAATTAGAATGAGTTCTACAACACTAAAAGATGATGTAATAAAACAATTTGGTTCTGATGTCATTCTTTCCGCTAGTGCTTTAATAGATCAAAATAGCATTATCATTCCTGTTAGTCCTTCATTGGATATTGTATTAAATGGAGGTATTCCAGAAGGAAGTTTTGTTATTCTAACAGGGCAACCGAAATGTGGAAAAACCACAACCTCTTTGGACTTTGCTAGCACGGCACAAAAACCAGAGTATCAAGGCAAACTTAAAAAGCCACGACATGTGTACTACCTAAATATCGAAGGTAGATTGAAAAAGAGAGATTTGGAAGGTATTCCTGGCTTAGACTTATCCAGATTTGATATTATAGGTAGCCAGCAAGGAAAGATTCTACACGCAGAAGAATATCTTCAGATTGGTGAAAGAATTATTAATGAGGAACCTGGAAGTATACTCATTATTGATTCATACTCAGCACTATGTACAGAAGCAGAAATTACTAGCGACATGGATAAAATGCAGAGAGCAGATGGAGCAAAATTATTGGCTAAATTCTGTCGTAAAGTAGCTAATGTTATACCAGTGAATAAAAATATAGTGATAGGAATCACTCACCTTATGGGTAATCCCACAGGATATGGTGCAGAATTCAAAGAAAAGAGTGGACAGGCCATTGCTTATCAAACAGACATTAAGCTTAGAGCTAAAAGCTTTAAACCTTGGTTATTGGGGGCTGATAATACTCAAATAGGACAAGAGATAGAATGGCAAGTGGCATGTTCGGCACTAGGTCCACCAGGAGGAGTTATCACATCTTATATTAGGTATGGTCAAGGTATTGATAAGTATATGGAACTTATTAGCTTAGCTGTGGATTTAGGCTTGATTAATAAGGGTGGGGCGTGGTATGCTGTCGAGGGGGTTAAAGACAAATTTCAAGGAACAGAAAAACTACGAACATATTTTCTGGAACATACTGAAGAATATGAGAAATTACTTAAGTCGGTCAAGGAAATGATGGGGACTAAGAATTAATGCAAATTAAGACTTTAGATGGAAGTATTCAAAATTGGCAGTTGACAGGTTATACATCTAATGGTAGTATAGAGAGAAAGTCTTCTTTCCATCTGCTAGCAAGGACTTTGCTTAGGAATCAATATCCAACGCTACAAATTTTGGAAGAAGTTACTGTTCCTTTAAAAAGGTCAGAGGTAGTATATCTAGATTTTTATATACCTTTATCTAAAAAGGCTATAGAAGTTCATGGAGAGCAGCACTATAAATTTACGCCATTTTATCATACTAACCAATTAGCCTTTTTAAAAGCTCAAAAGAAGGATAGAGAAAAAAAAGAATGGTGCTTATTAAATTCTATTAGATATATTGAATTACCCTACAACGAAGAACAAGACAAGTGGATAGAGAGATTAATAGCATGACACAAACACAAACTACTTCAGATCAGGTGGGATACTGGGATAATATTCTAGATGAATATGAAAGTGGCTTAGGACTACCTAAGTATAGTGTCAATACATTTTTAGATAGTGAATTAAACGAATATCTAACCATGGATAGATCTTCTATAGAAAAACTTTCTCCAGAAGATTGTGCTCAAATATCTTATAGATTAGGACAGTTCGCTTTTCATATTCAAAGAACAGCGAACAGAGAAATGGCTAGATTGAATTGGGCAGAAGAAAACATAAAGGAAGTTATTGCGGACGAACTAAATAATTATAAGGGATATGGTTACGCCGAAAAATCCGCTCAGGCAATTAAACATAACGATAAAGCAACCTCTCTCAATAAAATCAAAAAGTACGCCAAGCAAAGATCGGATAGACTGTACTTTTTAGCATCGTCTGTTAAGAACTTATCAGATATTCTTATTTCTATACAAAGGACAAAGGTGAAACATCATGGATCTTGATCCTACAAATCCAGAGCAAATAAAAATGCTTATTAGTATGCTACAGAGCATGCTACCCAATGATGATACGACAGTAGAATCTAATCCCAAAAAGATTAAGAAGACTAAGTCAAAAACTAGAAAAGTAGATGAGTTTGACAATCCTAATATCAAAACTAAAAGCACTAGGATGCTATCTCATAGGCAAAATAAGTTTTTAAATATGCCCGAGATGAATATGCATAAAGCCGATACGGTAATAGATAAGAAGTTATCTGTACAACCTCCTTGTCCAAGAACAAGGTCTTTCGAGCCTGTGAAAGTGGTTTGTCGTTCGTGCAAAAAGACAGAAGAAGTCAACCCTGCTATCCTCGATTCCGCAGATAGATATAAATGTAACAAGTGCTCCACGATGGCGGGTGGTTAATAAATTATGTCAACAATTTTAGCGGATCCTTCGGCAGAACGTGCTGTATTATCTGGTATTTGCAAGTACGGAGAAGAGGTATATTTAGATATTGCAGATATTCTACAGGACTCTTCTTTTACGATAGATAGTAATAGTATTATCTTTAAGTGCATTAAGGAGCTTTGCGAGAAACACAACTCTAAAAGAATAGATATTGCTTCTATTTATTCTGTTGCTCAAGAATTGGGTGTTGGTCATGTACTAGCTAGAAAAGATGAAGCACAACACCTAAAGGCCATCCTAGATTTTCCTGTTCACAAAGAGAATGTGCGAAAATTAGCAGCAAAAATACGTAAACTAGAGATAGCAAGACTCCTTAGAGAACAGCTAGAATTAGCACAAAATAAAATACTAGAAGTAAATGGCACCGAACCAGTATCATCAATTATTGGCTTGGCTGAAGACAGCATATTTAATTTTACATCACTACTAAGCGATTCCGATAGTGGTCCAGAAAAAATAGGCTCTGGTATTGAGGAATATGTAAAAGTCTTAGAAGAGAACAAAGTTGATCAAATTGGTATTCCAACAGGCTTTCCTGTTTATGATCAGTCTATTGGTGGAGGTTTAAGAAAAGGGACGGTCAATGTTATTGCTGCTAGACCAAAAACAGGCAAAACTCTATTGTCTGATAATATGGGTAGGAATATTGCTGCTAACGGTATTCCTGTTTTAAACATGGATACGGAAATGGCGAAGGAAGATCATATTAATCGTATCTTAGCTATGACAACAGAGATCGAAATTAA